ACCGTAGGCAAACTTTTCTGCTAACGCTTTGTAATTACTGTCATAAGGAATATACATTGGAAACTCTGCTCCTGTTTCAAATAGAGCTCCATAATCAGTTACAATACTATACAGTCCTGCTGACATTGCTTCTAATAAAGAAATACAAGAAGTCTCTTCGAAGATACTAGGATAAGCATACATATTATAATCGGGTAAATGTTCTCTAATATATTCATTTGGTCTATATCCAATGTAATTTACATTAGGTAAAGACTCAGCTTGTTCATACAATGCTCTATAGTTATAATCATTTTGTTCATGAAACTCTTTACCATATACCTCACATGAAGAATAAACATCTAATGTGATTAATGGGTTTTTGATTAATTGCATTGCACCAAGTAAAACAGATAATCCTCTCCAGGGGGTGTTCTGATGAATTATTCTAATGGGTTTATCTTTTTCATAATGTGGAGATTGTTTTATTTTTTCAACTCCATTTTTAATAACCACACATTTTTCAGTAGGAATACCAAACATCATTCTAAATTTTTCATAATTCCAATGAGAATTAAAAACATACCAATCATATTTGTGATGATTAGCTTTATTTTTAAACCACGGATATAAATTAGGTTGATCGTAAGAATTTTTTTGCCAAAGTACATTAAGTTTATTGGGATCTAAGGGTACTTTACCCGGTACGCTAGTACAAATTTGTACTTGATCTAATAAATTTTTATCTACGTATTGATGTAGAAAACCTAGTTGTAATTCAGTTCCGCCTTTAGGGTTTTGGTTTCTTATTTTCATTCATAACTTTCTGGAAAACATCTAATCCTTTCGGGGAGACGTGAACTGTAACATCTGTTACAATATCAGGACCCTCTACTTTCTCTTTAGACGTTTCGCCTGTTTTTGTATTTCTATAAATTGTTACTGTTGTGCAATCTATTTTATGTATATTATCCGTTTTCATTCTCTCTATTTATAAGTGCGTAACTTACAAATCCTGTTATTTCATTTGCTGTATCTGCTTGCATCTTTATAACATCTCCTGCTTCTAAATTCAAGGTATTTACAATCATATTTGTAGAACTTTTATTAAGCTGCGCATGACCTACTTCTACATCACTACCACCAGATTTTTTTAAATATAGATCTGCATCTACGTTTGATGCATCCTGGTGGCTAGCTTGTACAGTTTTTACAATTGCCACAGCTGATGTAGATATAGTTAATACTGTAGTTAAGTTAGTAGTAGTTAAATCAAAGGATTCACTTTTATATTGTATGGTCATGATAAAAAGTAATTAAACGTATCTTGTTCGTTTTTCAAGTCTTGTTGAAAAGAAAAATTAAGTTGTTGTTTCATAGTAGTCATAGACTCAATAATTTGTCTTTGATTTTCTACGTCATATTCTTGTTTTGGTTCAGGTATATAATTAGTTAATTTAGCCATTATTTTCTAGTTTTATCCACGCCTTTTATTTTGCCTTTATTTTTTGAAGCATAGAATACAGTTTTACCTTTTTTCTTACCGTATCTATCTTTCATAGATTTCATTATTTTTTTACCTTTTGTAGTAAGTGGCATGTTATCTCCTTCCGTCTGGTTGAGCGTCCATTCTAAAACTGCCATAACGCCAAGTTTCACCTGCAGCATCATTCTCTATTTTCAGAGATAGCAGTCTTCCTCGAGCTCTAGTATCTACTTTTTCAGTAGAGGTTGTTATTGTAAAAGGACCTAAAGGTGATCCTGTTTGATCTTCAGAGGGGTAATCAGATATAAATAAAGTTACCTTAGAGTTACCCACTAAAAATTTATAATCTGGCATGAATCTTCTCATTGACATAAATATTTCACCATCATCAATATCAAAATCTCCAGATCTAATAAAAGCATTGATTGAAGTTCTTCCAGAACTATTAACTTGATCGTTTCCTGTTTCATGAGCATAGTAAATACTTGCGCCATACTTACTGGTTATACCCAAAATATCTGGAAAGACTGGAGTAGTTGTGCTTTCATAATCTGTTGCATAAGGTTTATTAAAGACTCCTTGATCTTGGTAAGTAGTTCTATCTAAAGAAGAGGTAGTCCAAACTCTTTCTTGATAATTATATGTTACGCATCTATCAATTTGAGTAGATCCATCTTTTGGATAAAACCAATTTACTTCTGTATATAAAGAATTGGGTGAAGAAAAAATTACATCAGACGCGTTAAAGTTAAGACCTAAATCTCCGTTTTGTGTTGTAAAAACAAAGTCTTCTACTAAACAAGGTAGAGCTTTAACTGTACCATCATACGCAAAAAAACCACCTTCATTAGACATCCAATATATAGCTCCATTGACATATGAAGCTGCATGTTGTCCAATACATCCACAATTAGTGCCGACTTGTCTAACACTAAATGTAAATGGTGGACCCACAAATTGAATTACATATGCAGCAAGATCAGTTAGTACAAATACATAATCCTTACCTTGAAGTGCTGCTCGTATTTCATTACCTGTATCTAATCTAAAGGTACCTGCAGTATTGGTAGCGGTAGGTAGATAAGTATTTAAATCTTCTTGGTTAGAAAATCTTACAAACATTGGATCTTGTGTTGTAGAGTCACCAATAGTTGTTTCAGTTCCAAAATGAAATAAGTGTCTATCTCGATCAGAGACTAAAGTAAATCGACTAGCTGTGGGGTTGTTGCTAGTTGGAACACCCGATGTGGTTAAAGAGGCTCTATTGGCTCTTGGACTTGCTGCTCCAGCGTTCCATGTAAAAGTTTTACCATTAAATATAGTTGCAACAAGAACTTGACCAAAATTATCAAGACTCCAATTTCCTGGGTCTAAGATTACACTGCTTGTAGCTCTTTCAGTGCCCCAAGTTTCAGCTCCCCAAGAAGATGTTCCCCAACCATATCCCGTTGTTTGAGTAGTGGGTCCAACTTGTACATAAGGATTAACAGTTGCTGCACCTGCTGCAGTCATGCCTGTTCCTCCTTCAGCTCTTACAGCTTGAACTGTAAACTTATCTACAGTTGCTACTGTTAAAATTTCATAAACTTTTTCTAATTCTGCTGCGGTGTAATCCGATGCTCCAGTAACAGTCACTCCTGATAGAGTCACATATCTTCCAACCTGTAAACCGTGTGATCCTTTATTAACTTGTAAAACATTTGAACCATTAACAGTTGTTAATGTGCATCCAGTAATTGCTGTATCTAACGGAGTAATGTCATAAAAGTCATTACCATAATATAAAAATAAACCTTGAGAGGTACCAATAGCAGTGTATTTTTCACCAGCCAGTGAAGTCCAAGCTAATTGTGCTCTAGCTGCTCCAGGTAAAGTTTTAGATGCAGCAGTTAGTTGTTCCCATCCTCCTATTTTTTCAGGAGCAGTATATCTGAAACGCACAAAATCACCATCTACCCATTTTCCAGGAAGGGCTGAGGGTACGCTTTGTTTGTTAAAACCAGGTGCAAAATCTACTTTTTTTAAAGCCATAATTGTGTTATATATTAAAAATATAGAGAATGAAAGTATCAATATAATAGCAAAAAAATGATAAACTTTGATCCATTTATTGATGAAAACTTGTTTTATGAATATCAGTTAAAAATCACTGATAAAGAAATAGATCAAATATTATTTCTAGTAAAAAATTTTAATTCATCTGAATGTAAAACCACTTATCAAAACCTTAATGTTTTGAATTTTCCAATTTTAAAAAATCTAAAAAAACAAGTTACTAATATTTTAGATAAACACAAATTGTTATTAAAAAATAATTGGGCTCAATTATATAACACGAATGATCAACATTCTCTTCACAATCATGAGGGTTCTGTTTATTCTGGAATAATTTATATAAAAGGAAATAACCCTAGTCCAACGATTTTCTACAGTAAAAAATATGTTGTATATCAAAATAAATTTAAACCAAACAAGTTATTATTATTTCCTTCAATAATTCCTCATGAAGTTAAAATATTAAAAAAAAACGAAGAAAGATTAATAATATCGTTTAATACAGTGAAAGCATAAAAATAAAAGTAACATAATTATGGACCATTTAGAAGCAATTGTTGAAATAAAAAATATAGTGTCTTCTAATTTTATAGATAAAATCATACCTTTAATAAACCATAAAGCTAAAGAAAACATGGAGATAAAAAAAGGTGTAGATAAAAATATAAGAAATGTAAAAGGATATAGTTTAAATTTTAAAAATGCTACAGAGGTGTTTTATTGGAATTATATAAAAAAAGAAATAGAAAGATTATATTACTTTTATAAAATTAAATTTCCAAAAATGGACAGTTCAAAAATAAATCAAATTGATTTATTAAAATATACATCTAGTGGTAAATACGAAATACACACAGATCATTATACTAATTCACCAAGACATTTAAGTATTATTATAAATTTAAATGATACATATGAAGGGGGAGATTTAATTTTTACAGATCAAAAAGAAAAAGAAATTAAAAGATTAAAACTTGGTAAAGGATCTATTGTATTTTTTCCTAGTAATTTTATGTATCCACACGGTATTCAACCTATCACGAAAGGAACTAGATATAGTATAGTCGCATGGTTGCAGTAAATTATAAATTAATAAAACAATTTTTTAACAAAGAAGAATTAAATATTCTTCAAAAATATTGTCATAACAAATTAGATGCTAACAATGATTATAATATAGACAGTCAATGTTTTTCACCAGCTTGGTATAATGATTCTTTAATGAATTCTTTATTAGATGTAAAATTATCAAAAATTGAATTAGAATCCAATTTAAAATTATATCCAACATATGCCTATTGGAGATATTATGTCTTTGGTGGAACATTAAAAAAACATTTAGACAGACCTGCGTGTGAAATATCAGTATCTGCGTGTATAAAAAAATATGATAACTGGCCTATTGTAATTGAAGGAACATCGTTCGAATTAAAAGAAGGGGATGCTGTTTTATATGCAGGACGTGATCAAAAACATTGGAGACCCGGTGTGTATCAAGGTGATGGAATGGCTCAAGCTTTTTTTCACTACGTAGATAAAAATGGACCATTTACTCACCACGCATATGATAATTTCTGGAAGAAAACAGGGAAAAAAGCATAATTATGTATATACTATCAATTTACTTAGGACATGATGGAGCATTTTCTATAGCTAAAAACAATAATTTATTAATACATTGTCAGTTAGATAGATTTAATAGAATTAAACACAGTTGTGCACTATCCGGTTCGTTATTAATTTATTTACAATCTTTAAATATTATATTTGATACTATACTTTTGATAGATTTAGAGGAAAGAGAAAATAGTATAAATGAAATATATTTCAGGAATGTATTTAATAATTTTAATTTAATTAACAAAGACACTAAAATTATAAACTTTTCAAAAAATAAAAATAGAAAACACCATTTGCTGCACGCTTATTGTAGTAAAGCAACTGTAGGTTCAAATAAAAATTATTTTATAGCCGATGGAGGAGGTATAGTTGATGAAACAGGTGAATACGAAAGAGAGTCAATTTATGATGTAAATTTAAATTTAGTTTCAAGTTATAAAAAAAGAATTGGATTAAGATATGGAAATATAACAGCTGAATTATTTAATACCACTTACGAACACGGTTTTCATCAATGTGGAAAAACAATGGCTTTATCTCAATATGGTAGTAAAATAATTAAGGCTGTCGATAAATTAAATGAAAATATAAATAATAACGAGTGTCAAAATTTTTTATATACTTTACAAAAAATAACTGAAAAAGATTTATTAAAAATAATACCAAAAAAAAATGTAAACTATTCTGGTGGCGTAGCACAAAATATTTTAGCCAATAGTAATTTTATAAATTATAAAAATTTTAAAATAGATCCAATCTGTATTGATTCTGGTATATCATTAGGTTTAATTAATTATTTTCTAAAAGGTACCTTAAATAAAGTGGAGTCTATGTATTTAGGTCCAGAACCAAATTATGACTATATAAATATATTTAACAACTATAAAATCATACCTATAGAAGTAGAAAGCGTGGCCAAAATATTAAAAGATGAGCCTGTTGCATTATTTCAAGGAAGATCCGAACAAGGTCAAAGAGGATTAGGTAATAGATCCTTATTAATTAATTGTCATAACAATAAAGCAAAAGATAAAATAAATGCCATTAAAAAACGAGAATGGTATAGACCTTTTTCTCCAAGTGTTATTGAAGAAAAAGCTAATGATTATTTTGATATGAAAGGAATTACGTCTCCATATATGATGTATGCTTTTAAAACTAAACAACCTTTGAAAAACGTATCAGCTACTGACGGTAGTAGTAGAGTTCAAACTGTAAATAAACACCAAAATCTTTCATTTTATAATTTATTAAAAGCTAGTGGAGATATATTATTAAATACAAGTTTAAATTTTCCAGGTCAAGTTTTGGTAGAAAATATGTTTGATTTAAAATATATGTTAGATATGTCACCTTTAAAATATGCGTGGTTAGCTGATATTAATAAATTAATAGTAAAGGTAAAATGAAACAAGAAAACAAAATAGAAAATTTTATAGGTATTTATGATAACTACCTTTTAAAAGATCAGTGTGAAGATATTATTAAATTATTTAAACAACAAAAAAAATTTAATACAACTTTAAATAGGCAAGAATTTGAAGGCGCTAGTATTAATAATAAAAAAGATGATATGTTTTTTTGTGGCACAGAAAACATAGATGTCTGGTGGGAAACATGTAAAAACATAATATTAAATTTTAATACTGCTTTTCTACATTATGTAAAAAATACAGGCGCTGATGATGCATATGATAATCACGGTTTTCATTTTACACAATTAAAATTACAAAAAACAATACCTACAGGTGGATATCATCAATGGCATATTGAACACATGAAGGGAACAGTAGGAGAAACAAGAGCTTTTGTTTTTGCTATTTATTTAAATGATGTTGAAGAAGGTGGGGAAACAGAATTTCTACATTTTTCAAAAAGAGTTAAACCTAAAACAGGTAGAATAGTAATTTGGCCAGCGGGTTTTCCATATTTACACAGAGGAAATCCACCTTTGTCGGGTGAAAAATATATTTTGACCTCTTGGATGAATTTAAGAAGTGTATGATGTAGGTCTTGCACCTAATCTAGCTATTTTATCTGCTTCAGTTTCTGTAGGGTTTCCTTCTTCGTCTACAAGATTATTGTCGTCCCAATCAGATTGTAATTTAGCTAAGTGAGCTGCGTCCCATCTATTTGTAAAATCTGAAAAGTCTCCTAAATTGGCATCTTCCCAAGTAGAGTGAGGAGTTTCGTCCTTATATTCTACAGTATCATTTGGATTAGATGTTCCATATTGAATAGCCCAAATATTATTCCATTTAGCTAATCCCCAAAAATCATTATCAACAATATTATATGCAGTTCCAGCTGCATCTCCACTTTGTTTAATAACAAGTTTGTCTGCGAATACTACTGTCCATGTTGAGTTTGTTGCCATAATTTCTCCTACGTTTTAATAATGTATATTACTGCTAAATAAGGTTGTAAAACTGATGATGCAGTACCTGAAAAGTTTGCACTCATATTATGAGAGTGTCCACTACCACTACCTGCACTACCTGTTGAACTAGCATTAAATTGTCTAGCCGGGTTGCCTGGATTACCTCCTGGAGCAGGTCCATTAGGATTACCACCACTTGGGTGAGAGTGTGAAGCAAGTTGCGCTGTAGATAAAGTTGCGTTAGCTGTAGAACCACCAACGTTTCCAGTTGCTGCCACAGTATTTGCTCCACCAGTTGAAGCTAAAGCTTTGTTATTAGATTTTCCAACCGGTACGTTGTCTTGTAAATCAGGAACGTTAAAAGTAGATGAGCCATCTCCAGTTCCATAAGTTGTAGCTACGATTGCAAATAAATCTGCATAAGTTGATCTTGAAACTGCTTGACCATTACATTCTAAGAAACCTGTCGGAACTGAAGCAGAAGACCATGGCACAATAGTTGCCGTAGGAATTCCCTCGATACCTGTAAGGTTTGCTCCTGAAAAATCGTATTTTGTTGCTTCGTAATTTGACATATTATTTCTCCGTGTAAGTCCATCCTGTTGTAGCGTCTCCAGAATATACTAATCCAAAAGCTGCACCTTGTGTATTAACAACAAGATCAGATGCTGCATTAGCTATATTAGAAGAGTTTCTACCAACAGTCAATGCGTTAGTATTGAAATCATAACCTTGATCTACAAAATGTACTTCATCTCCTGTAGCAGGTGACGCTGGAAGCGTTGCTGTAACTGCTCCACCATTTGTATTTACTAAAAGTTTAGCACCAGCTTGAACTGTTTCTGCTGCTGATATTGCTCTCCAATTTCTTTGTTCAGAAACTTTAACACAATTAGTTCCATCAGAATAAATTGTGTAATTATTTCCTTCACATAAAAGAACACCTGTTCCAGATGTAGTTTTAAATGTTAAAGTATTTCCAGCATGATCACATGCATCTTGAACAATATATGTTTTTTCAACGGAATCAGGAATAGTAACATTTAAGTTACTTGCAAGAGTTCCTGTTAATTTTATAACTTCATTTTTACCATCGGATAAAGCACCATTAGTAAAAGTCAAAGCTCTGCTAGCATTGGTTACGTTAAAAGATGTAAAGCCCCCAATAGCTTGTTCTAAAATAAGTAAGTTTGTATTTGTAATTTGTCCCCAAGTTCCTGAGTTTTCACCAGTTGCTTGAACGGTTAATTTTAAATTTGCTGATGTTGAATTTGCCATATTAAATTCCTTATATCGTTTATTTTATTAAAATAAAGAGAAAGTGTCAAACTCTTTATGCAACGACTTCTCTCCAGCCTGGAGGATCTATTGGAGCGGAACCGGTATTTATCTCGTTCCAGATAAGAGCATTACCACTTCCTAGTGTTGTAGTCAACCCAAAACCATCGAAAGTTGCGTTGACATCTGTAAATGCAGATACTGAAGCAACCCTTGCTAATAGAGGATTTCCAGTAACATTTACTTGTTGATTTAAGTCTACTGTTACACTTCCTAAGTTAGCGCTTAATCCAAAACCTGTTACATTAGGAGCAACGTCCCCTTGCATTCCAAGAGTACCTAAAGAACCTATCATAAAGTTCCCAGTTACTGCTGCATCAGGCGCAGGATCGACTTGACCTAAAGTTATTTGAGCTACGTTTAAAGTATTTGCAACAATAGTTGCATCTCCTGTAACTTCTGCTGGAGATCCTAAAGCTGCAGTCATTGCAATTCCAGAAAGATCTACTTGAACAGAACTACCAGCATCACCCCAATCATTTATACCCCATTGAAGTCTGCCCCAACCTGCTAAGTTAAATGCTTCAACAGTACCAAGACCCATAGTAGCTGCAACACTTGTAGGCATTGCATCAGGGCTAGCATCTACTGTTCCTAAATTAGCTGTAAGCGAAATACCTGTTGGACTAACAACAGCTAAACCAAAAGCGGTTACACTTCCTAAACCTGCTGTTAATAATTGATTATTGTTTGTGGATGGACCAGTGTTAGCATTCGCTGTTGTAGTAACACTTCCAAGAGTTGCTGTTAACGGTCCATTGATTTTGACCCCAAGAGCCAGTATTCCAAGTTCCGGATGCCATAGGAGGTTACCTCCTAATTAACCAGAGATTCTTAAAATCGCTGCTGTTGATGTTGGTGCTGGAAACTGAACTGTAAACGTACCTGAAGTAGCTGTTTTATCTGCTCCAAAATCTAAAACACAAACTGCAGAGTTAGTAGTTGCAGAGGATGTGTTGTAAATTAAAGCTCCTCTAGCTGTCAACGTAACGTTTTCAAATGACAAATCAGCAAAGTCCGCTCTTGCAACACCAGCTGTTAAAGAAGTTGGGTTGTTGACAAGTGCGCCACCACCAGATGTATAGTTAGCTGATGTAACTTCATTAGTAGATGTAAACGAAGTTGTTGCTGAGTTTAGAGTAGCTGAAGAAGTATAAAGAGCTAACTTATATTTATCACCACCAGATTGTGAAAAGTTTGAATCACCTTCTAGTAATAACTTTTTAAAGTTGTTTGCAATCGCTTGTGTTATAGCCATAGTTTTCTCCTTACTGTTTTCCTATTCGAGGAACACCTGCTTGGTATTCATCTCGTCTTCGTCTTCCCATTTGTTCTATTGAGAATCCTTTGACTGCTTCGACATATTTTTTATCATATAACTGGAGCATGTCAACGGGTCCTTTTAAAAATCCGTAAGCCTCTACTAGGCAAGCATACAATAAGCCGTTGGGAAATTCGGT